TGTAGCACGTCTGGTTGTTTACTTACGTCGACAATTAAATGCACTAGCTAAACCTTATATTTTTGAACCTAATGACAAGATCACTAGAGACGAAATTAAAGCGGCAGTTGAAAGTCTGATGTTAGAACTAGTAGGACAAAGAGCAATTTACGACTACATTGTTGTCTGCGATGAGAGTAATAATACTCCAAGTAGAATTGATCGTAACGAGCTATATATTGACATTGCTATTGAACCAGTAAAAGCTGTAGAATTTATTTACATTCCTCTACGCTTAAAGAATACTGGCGAAATCGCTTCGTTAGGTTAATTATAAGGATTAAAAAATGGCAATTTCATCATTATCAAAATTTACAGTACCTTTAGCTAGCGATCAAAGTGCTAGCACACAGGGTATGTTGATGCCAAAATTAAAATATCGCTTTAGAGTGATGTTTGAAAATTTTGGAGTATCAACACCTACTACTGAACTTACTAAACAGGTTCAGACAGCAGCTCGCCCACAAGTACAATTTGCTAATCAGACAATTGAAATTTACAACAGTAAAATCAACTATGCTGGTAAGCACACATGGCAAACTATCGCCATTTCCTTACGTGACGATGTTAGTGGAAATGTACAAAAGCTTGTCGGAGAACAATTGCAGAAGCAATTTGACTTCTTAGAGCAAAGTTCAGCAGCAAGTGCAATTGATTATAAATTTAATCTAAGAATTGAGATGTTAGACGGCGGTAACGGCGCCGACAGGCCTAACGTTTTAGAAACCTGGGAATGTTACGGTTGTTATCTCACAGCAGTAAACTATCAGAACTTAGCATATAGCGAACAGACTCCCGCTATGGTTGATTTAACAATACAGCCTGACAATTGTGTTCAAACTCCAACTAGCACTGGTGTTGGAACTAATGTTGGTAGAGCACTTGGTACTTTTGCTACTGGCGGCGGAACTTAATAAAAAGCAGCGAAAGCTGCTTTTTTTATGACTTTTTATTAACTACGTAGTTAATAGAAATCAATAAATACATTTATGGCAAGCAAAGGTCTTAGACAACTAGTCGGAGGGTTACTTAATCCCAAAGGAAATCTTGGGGATTTTAGACACGCGGCACGACTATTTACAGATGATAGTTTTAGGTTACTTCCTAAGAGTAAATTTTTATTTCATGTTTATTTTAGAATAAACACTAATGCTCTTAAAAGTTTAAATTTCAGATATCAACATCAGAATGAAATAGGAATGTTAGTTAAATCAGCAGATCTTCCTAAATTTGCTGTATCAACTGAAGTTGTTAATCAATATAATAGAAAAAAAGTAGTTCAAACTAAAATAGATTATCAAGCAGTTACACTAAAATTTCACGACGACAATCTTGGTGTAACAAGACAGCTTTGGGAAAATTATTTTAGTTACTATTATGCTGATCCAATTACAGCTAAACAATATGGTAATTATTTAAGAAATGCCACTTTAAATAAAAACTACATACGTTTTCCATACGGTTTAGATAATAACAGTGCAATTCCATTTTTTGAAGAAATAACAATATATCAAATGGCTAGAAAATATTGGAATAGCTACACCTTAGTGAATCCAATCATTAGTAATTTTTCACATGACTCGTTAGATTATTCTAATAACAGTCCTGCCGAACAAACTATGACACTTCAATACGAATCTGTATATTATGATAATGGATTCGTACAGCAAAATAGTCCGCCTGGGTTCGGACTCGATCATTATGATACTGTGCCAAGTCCTATTTCATTAGCAGGTGGTGGAACGAGATCCCTCTTCGGTACCGGCGGCGTTTTAGCAGGAATTTCAGATGTGTTCGGATCAGTTAGTTCAGGCAAAGCGTTCGAAAGTCCTGAAAATTTCCTTGCTACCAGTATTAGAGCAGTTAATACATATCAGAATAGTAAACAGCTATCGAGAACAGGTATTAATGAAGAATTTACTAATGTTACAAATAGAAGTTTATCTACAGTTACAAGACAAGGTATAAGTGGAATTAATAATACAAGCTTTCCTATAAGTGATGTCAATTCTAATAATGTAGTTAATGCCACACCTAGAAAATTAAATCCATAATATGACAATCAATACTAATTTACCCTTATCTTCTTCGTCAGATAGTGCAGACGAAGTCCGAAGTTTTTTTGACAAATATTTCACACATCAAATAACGTTTCCTAGTAATCAAATTGATGCAGTACTAGGTTTTTTCCTTAAAAACGGTTTCGATGAGCAAGCTGCTAAAAGTACTGCTATTGTTTTATTAAATCAATCAAGAATAGATAATGTAAACCCTATGCAACTTATTGATACACTCAAAACTCTAAGTGGAGCGCAACTAAGTCAAGTAGTAACTGAAATATTAAACTTATATAGAGAAAAAACAAGCTCTTTAGGATTCAAAGTTTTAAACATAGAGTCCACTTATGAAAGTCGAAACATTGCACAATGAGTCGCTGGGCACGTGGAAAATTTCAACTTAAAAATCCTGACAAATATGTAGGAAATCATAGCCCTACATATAGAAGCAGTTGGGAATGGCATTTTATGACATTTTGTGATAGAGATACTCGTATTATGAAATGGGCAAGTGAAGCAATTAAAATTCCGTACAAAGATCCGTTCACTGGTAGGCAAACAATTTATGTACCAGATTTTTTTATACAGTATGCTGATAAATCTGGTAAAATTCAAGTAGAAATAGTAGAAGTAAAACCGGCTAGTCAAACATTGCTTGAGAAAGCAGGTAAAAATAGAAATAATCAGTTACAATGGGCAAAGAATCAAGCTAAATGGCGTGCCGCTTATATTTGGTGTAGTAAGCAAGGAATAAAATTCAGAGTGTTAAACGAAAATGATTTATTTCATAACGGAGCTATGAGATAAGTACAATACCATGAAAAAACTTGAAGAAATTCTAAATTTACCAGAATCTAAAAAAATTATCAAGCAAGATGTGAAAGAAAAAGCTACGGAAACAGCAGAGCCTTTTCTAAGAGATATAGCCGAATTTGATAAAATTTCTAAAGCTCTTCCACAGGTTAAAGGGTTAGGCGATTTCAGTGATGCAGAATTTGATGCATTGGCGCAACGAGCTACTGATGCGTTCGATGACTTAATGGATTTAGGTATGAATGTAGAAGCAAGATATTCAGGCAGAGTATTCGAAGTAGCTGGCTCTATGCTCAAAAATGCTATTGATGCAAAAGCAGCTAAAATAGATAAAAAGCTTAAAATGGTCGAATTACAGCTCAAGAAGCAAAAACTAGACCAGGATACTAAATTAGATGATAATAGTATCGACATGACAAATAGTGCAGTAATTGTTACAGATCGTAACAGTTTAATTGAAAAACTTAAGAATTTAAAATAAATATAGTATCAGGATTTTAACATGAAATCATTTAAAGAATACCTATTAGAAAGCGTAGAAGAAAAAAAGTACGCATTTAAGATAAAAATTGCCGGCGATCTTCCCGAGCATATCGAAGACACCATGCAGGTTGCTTTGGAAAAATACAAAGTCTCAAATTTTAGCAAAGGAAAAACAACTCCGATTCAAGCAAAATTAGTAGATTTTCCTACATTAGAGAATTCACAAGTAACCGTGTTTGATGTGGAATTGGATTATCCAACAACTAGCCAAGTTCTTACTGCATACATGTTAGAACAAACAGGTGTAGATCCTTGTTGTATTAATGTCAGAAGTCTTAAAGAAGAAGAAGAAATTAAGATCAACAATGAACATGCTGATGAAGATTCGAAAAAAGAATCATTACTAAATCAAGATTATACTAAAGAGAATAATCAAAATTTGGTAGGAGATAAAAGAATCAGTAGTCTTCTTAAAGAACTAGCAAAACAAAGTAAAGAATCTCAAGCAACACAGTATAAAGGTGTCAATGAAAAAATTCTTGCAAAATCAGCACCAAAAGAAAAATCTACTGCTGAACAAAAAAGTAGTCCGTCCCACAGTGTGATAAACGGACGATCAGGAAAAGGAAAATAATATGGACTTTCAACAATTAATGGCACGTATGGTAGAATTAGATCAACCAGTGCAAGAATCAGATAAGCAGGCAAGTAAAGATTACGACGGCGACGGCGAAGTAGAATCCGGCAAAGACGAATACATGGGCAGTCGTGATAAGGCTATCAAGAAAGCTACGGGCAACGATGATGAAGAAACTAAAGAAAGTTTAGACTTACTAGCCGATGAATTGGAACAAGACATGGATGAGTGTGGCATGGGTCCAATGAATATGCCTTCTATGAACAAACAGCAAGACAATGTCAGCATGAATGTTAGCATGAATGGAGCAGGCAGTGGCGGCATTAGAGATTTAATGAATATTCTTAGAAATCTAGAAGATGCAGGCGACTCTCATGGGCATGATCATGATGATGGATTAGATATTAAACTTGCACAACCATCTATTCTAATGAAAAAAGAACCAGTGTTAGGCGATGAGTATGCTAATTCGCCTGATGTTCAAATGGGACAAGGTAATTTTCCTATTGATCAAGGAAATGATTTGCATAAATCAAAAAACAGCTACAGTGATAAACCTTACAGAGGTGATAACCCAATGGCATTAGAAGGGCTGCAATCTAGATTAGCAACGATGTATAATACTATTAAAAGTCGAAACTAATTAAAAATCAGTAAATCCAAATAGCCCCTCTTCGGGGCTATTTTTTTGTAAATAAAAATATGGCAAATAAAAGTTTAGACGGCGTTTTAACTAAAAAAGCACACACTAAAGAAACCTTCACAGAACTGCAAATTGACAATCTGTTAAAATGTGCCGACCCAAATTTTGGGCATCATTATTTTTGTGAGAATTTTTTTTACATTCAGCACCCTGTTAAAGGAAAAATGTTGTTTGAGCCATTTGAGTATCAGACAAGATTATTAGATGCTTATCACGGCCACAGGTTTAATATCAACATGCTACCACGACAGATGGGTAAGACAACTTGCGCAGCAGGTTACTTACTGTGGTATGCTATGTTTCACCCAGACCAGACTATTCTTATATCAGCACACAAATATACAGGCTCGCAGGAAATTATGCAACGTGTGCGATATGCCTATGAACTATGTCCGGACTATATACGTAGTGGTGTTATTAACTATAACAAAGGTAGTATAGAATTTGACAACGGTAGTCGTATAGTTAGTACTACAACCACTGGCAACACTGGCCGTGGTATGAGTATATCATTACTCTACTGTGACGAGTTTGCCTTTGTTCCTCCGAATATTGCTGATGAATTTTGGACATCTATTTCTCCAACACTAGCAACTGGCGGTAAAGCAATTATTACATCAACGCCTAACAACGACGAGGATACATTTGCTACAATATGGAAAGAAGCTAATAAAAAGTTCGACGAATTTGGCAATGAGCAAGATGTAGGTGTCAACGGATTTTTTCCTTTTACTTGTAAATGGTATGAACACCCGGATAGAGACGATGCGTGGGCCGTAGCAGAACGCAGTCGTATTGGTGAAGAACGATTTAGACGAGAATATAATTGTGAATTTTTAATTTACGACGAAACATTGATTAGTTCAATATGTCTAGCAGGATTAGAAGGAAAATCACCATTATTAAATATGGGACAGACACGCTGGTATAAAAAACCTAATGCGGAAAACATTTATGCTATAGCGTTAGACCCAAGTTTAGGAACTGGAGGAAACAGCGCGGGCATTCAAGTTTTTGAATTGCCTGGTTTCGTACAAGTAGCAGAATGGCAACACAATTTAACTCCTATTCAAGGGCAAGTTAGAGTTCTTAAAGAAATTTTAAAATATATTCAAGATGAAATAGGTGAACAAGCTAGTAGAAACATTTACTGGAGTGTGGAAAATAACACAGTAGGGGAAGCAGCTTTAGTTTGTATTCGAGACATAGGCGAGGAAAATTTCCCAGGTTTATTTGTTAGCGAACCTATTAGAAAAGGGCATGTTCGTAAATTCCGTAAAGGATTTAATACGACGCATAATACTAAAATTTCTGCTAGTGCTAGACTGAAATACCTTGTAGAATCTGGCAAAATGACTGTAAACAGCAAGCCGTTAATATCTGAGTTGAAATCCTTTATCGCTAAGGGTATAACTTTTAAGGCTAAAGAAGGTCAATGGGATGATCTAGTTAGTGCATGCCTGCTAATTGTACGAATGAGTCAAGTATTGGCGGATTGGGATGCTAGAATATTTGAAACTTTCAGTTCAAGCGACACATTGCAGGATGAAGATTACGAGCTTCCTATGCCGATCTTTGTTTCAAGTACACTCGGATAAATATCATTATGGATAAAAATTTAGATTTAGTTGCTAAAGAGCTATTTGGGAAATTGAGATCTCAATTCTCTAATATTGAGCTTAAAGATCAGAACGGTGAAGCTACAGGGGAGGAAAACCTTGCCCGTAATTTTACATTCGATTATGAACGTAACGGGGTTGCTCTTGGTAGCATTTCTATCGATATCAGTGATGAAGACGGACTTGTAATAATCTATAGCAACGACATCTTAGAAGATCAACCAGATGGTGTCAAGAAACATTGGTTTAACTTTTTAAGAGAAATCAGCGACTTCTCAAAACAGAAGATGTTGAAATTCTCAATCAGAGACATCACTAAATCTAATTTAGATAAACGAGATTATAAATTTCTATCTCAAAAACATGGAGAAGCACAAATGACCGAAAGTAAGTTATGGGGTAGTGCCAAGACTAGTTACCAAGACCTTGGGGAAACTAAACTTATTATAAAACATAGCCAGCCTATAAATTCAAACCTACCTGCAGGTAGAACAATGCACATCGAAAGCATTTATATTGAAAATCAATCAGGTGAAAGGTTTCGTTATCCTATGAAACATCTTAATGGTGCAAGAGCAATGGCTGAACACATTAAGCATGGAGGTAACCCATACGACGAGATTGGTCAATATATTGTAGGGCTAAGTGAAGAAATGAATAGCCTTAGAAAATTTAAAGGTTATGTAAGTAGAACGCCAGTTGTTTCAGAAGCAATGGGCGATATTAGCGAAAGAGTAGTTGGAAGAATTGAAGAACTTAAAAAAGAAGTTTCTAACTTACAAAAATCTTCGTATTATGAATCTTTTTCAGA